GGACAAATCGGACAAATCGGATAAATTGGACAAATCGGATAAATTCGATAAATCGGATTATAGTAATTCTGATAATACTCAGTTAGAAAGTGGAATATTAAGTAATAAACAGAAGAAACCAAATAATTTATTGCGTTCATATAAAAGTAGAATTAAACAGTTAAAGGAAACAAAAATAGCAATAAATAGTACAGATATATGTTTAGTAGATAATAATAAAAAAATTTTACTTGAATTTTTAATATTTAAGGATTTAGAATTTATATTTTTCGATCAATATGATAAAAAGATGTTTTCAATTCATTTAAAAAAAAATTATACTATTAGTTTTCGTAAATTTTGTACTAATTCGTATAAAAAAAGAGGTAAAATGATTACGAGTGAAATAGTAAAAGAGGAAATTATAATAAAAATAAATTTTAAACGTTGGTCAATTGCTTGGAATGGATTAATAGGAATTGATAAAAAAAAATTTATAGAATTTCTTTTAATTGAGAAAAATATGGATAAACATTTTTATAATATAAATTTATTTGGAAAATCTTTATTCCAATATGAATATGATGAACGTATTTTAAATACTTTTAAAACAAATTTAACTATATTTGGTAAATATATATGAATGATATTTTATAATAAATAAAATATATATAAATAGTAATATACTTAACCAATGTCTAAAATATCTGTAAATATTGACCGAAATTTTATAGAAACTAAAATTGCAGAAGAAACTAAAATTGCAGAAGAAACTAAAATTGCAGAAGAAATAAATACTAATATTTCATTATTTACTAACAATAGAATTGGTGTTACTGAAATCAATAATAAAAGAAGAGAAGATAATATTTTGATTGGAATTGATGAACAAAGACGAGATACGTGTAGTTTTGGCGAAATTAACAATAATACAAATAAATATAAAAATTATATAATCGATAAGAAAAAAGAATTAGTTTTAGATTTGATTATATTTATAGGATATAAATCATTAAATGATATAAGTTACATAAAATTTAATGATATACAAAATGAAAGAGTAACAAAATATATAAATAATATGTTAGATGCTTTAAAAACAGTTTTTAAAACTTACAGTATACGAAGTATGGCACGTAAAAATAAGGATAAAAGATTTTGCTTAAATATATTACGACAATTATTACAAGACATAGGATATACATTTAAGATGAAAACGTATCCATTGATACGTAATAATACAATAACATCAAGTACAAAATATCGAATTCAAAAAAAAATATAATATATAAATATAATAATATAATAATATATAATAGAAAATGAGTGATAATTCTGAACGAGATATATATTTAATAAAAGAAGTATTAGATGATTTTACTAAATTTGGAGAAAAAATGATATCAGAGATTAAAGATTTAGAAAAACAAGAAAATGAAATTTTAGTTTTGGGGAATTTTGATATATTTAATACTTTGGTAAAGGCTGCTAGAAAAAATTTAGAAAAAATAGAAGTAGAAGTAGAAGTAGAAGAAAAATATTCAGCAATAGATAAAATACAAAAATTTTTTTTCAATCATATTAATTCTTCATATGATAGAATAAATAAATATGTAGAAGATGCCCAAAACAATGTAACAGATTTAAATGATAAAGATAGTACAAACATATTAAATGCTACAATTTTGCATACATTATTGAATAAAGTGCAAGAACAAATAACTGATATATATCATATATTATATAAGTATAGTCGGCAATCTGAAGGTGATGATCAAGTTTTATTAAGGGATTATTTAAATAGAAAAGTGGAAGATTTTTGGAGTAAATATGGTAATTTTAAGTTAGAAAATATAAAAAATGAAGTGAAAAGATTTTCAGAAGATATACGGGATATTCTTCCAAGAACGAAATCTGAACATGTTGGTGTAAGTATGCATATAGTAAAAAACACAGAGAATAACAAAAAAAATATTAAAGGTGGTAAAAATAACAAAGTTTTTTTAATAAATATATTTGATGGATATTCAAGAAAAGATTTAAATATAATTTCAAAACATTATGGGTTAAAAGATGCTAAAAAAGTAAAAAATAAAAAAAAATTAATTAATATGTTAAATACAATAACAAATTATCGTATAGGAAATATAAAGCGACGAAGAAATTTAAATTCATTTGCTACATTATTAAATATTAATCCAAAATTATATAAAAAGAAATCATATTTAATAAAAAAATTAAACAAAACTATTTTCTAAATTATTATTATAAAATAAAATGTTAAATGATTTATATAAAATATTTAATAAAAAAATTAAACAAAACTATTTTCTAAATTATAATTATAAAATAAAATGTTAAATGATTTATATAAAATATTTAATAATATATTAAATAATATAATACCAAAAAATAAGTTGGTTAAGAATATTCTAATAGTTGTAATAATTACATTATTATTGACAGGTATATGTTGGAATTTAGGTTATTTTATAATAATTATGGTAATAATTGCTGTAATTTGTTCAATTACAACGTATTGTAATTTATTTTCAATAACATCGATAACTAAATATACAAGATATTTTACGGAAAATGATATATTACAAAATATAATATCATTTATAAAGAGTCAATTAAGTTAAATGTTAGAATTGTATTATAAATTAAAATTAAAATTGATAATTAAATTATATATATAAAATAATTAAAAAATAAAAATTAGAATAGATTAATAATTATAAAACTAAAACTAAAATATATAATATGTTTACTGATAACTTTTACAATCAACTTATGTCACTTCCCACTCCAAACAAAGTTCAATTAGAATATGTTTGGATAGGTGGCAAAGAAGAACTTCGTAGTAAATCAAAAACAATTGATTTATGTTCAACAAAAGAGGTTACATTGGAAAATGTTCCTGTATGGAATTTTGATGGTTCGTCAACAAAACAAGCTCTTGGTAGTGATTCAGAAGTTTATATTATTCCAAGAAAATTATACAAAGACCCATTTCGTCCATCTGGGCGAAATTATCTTGTATTATGTGATACTTGGTTACCAGATCTTAAAACTCCACACCCAACAAATACTCGTGTAAATGTTTCTCAAATTATGGAGAAGGCAGCGAGTAGTGATCCTTGGTTTGGTTTTGAAATGGAATTTTTTATGATGGATGGTAAAACACATCGTCCAGTTGGATTTCCGGAATCAGGACAAACACCTGTTCAGGGTCCATATTATTGTTCTGTTGGAACAGGTAATACTTATGGTCGAGATGCGATTGAATGTCATTATAGAGCATGTTTATATGCTGGCATTACAGTTACAGGAATTAATGCTGAAGTTGCTTGTGGTCAATGGGAATATCAAGTATTTGGAAAAGGTTTACATGCTCCGGATGATGCTTGGATGAGTAGATATATTTTGGGAAGAGTATGTGAAAAATTTGGAGTAGTAGCAAATTGGGTTCCGAAACCAATTTCAGGAGATTGTAATGGTAGTGGAATGCATACAAATTTTAGCACAACACCAATGAGAGAACATGGTGGTTTAGTTGAAATTGAAAAAGCTATTGGAAAATTGTCTAAATGTCATAAAGAGCATATGGCTGTATATGGGGTTGGCAATGACCTACGAATGACTGGTCATCATGAAACTGCTTCAATGGATGATTTTAGTTGGGGGTATGCAGATCGTGGTGCTTCTATTCGTGTTGGTCATGAAACTCATAATCAAGGTTTTGGTTATTTTGAAGATAGACGACCAGCTAGTTCTTGTGATATGTATCAAGTTGCTGGAATTATTGTTGAAACAACTGTATTAAATTAAATATATAAAAATCAGTCCATAAAAAATAAAAAATTAAAAAAGAAATATATATTTTGAATATTAAATATGTTTCAAAATATATATACACACTTTGTTTTACAAAGAATTTCGGATGATATTATTTCTACTATTTTCCAATATTTAACTTGTAATGATATTGGATGTGATAAATATGGAAGTAAAAAACTTGTAAAAAATGATTTAGAATATGTTTATGATAGAAAAGAATTTAATACAGATTGTGTTTATTGTCCCATTCATTATCTACAAATTTTAAATAAAATTGAAGAAGAAAAAGAATATTTTAAATATTGTTACAATGAATATGAAGATTATAGTAGTGATGGTATATATGAAAAATGGTAAAAATATATGAACAGATAATTAATATTTTAAATATATTAATTAATTTTGATTATGAGTGGAATCAATTACAACAACATCATCATTAACAATATTATTATCAATATCAACATTATTATCATTATCAACATCAACATCATTATCATCATTATCACTATGATTAACTTTATTGTTATCAAGTTCGGTAATTTTATTAATTATTATTTCTTGTTCTTCTGATGATTCATCTTCTGATGATTCATCTTCATTATGAGATACATTATTTTTAATATATTGATATACACCCCATGGTAAATTCAGGGGCCATAAAAATCCAACCATACTTCCTTCAAATGCTCCTAATAAAGTTGAAGCAGAAACAATTACACCCGATGAACCAATTGTTGATATTAAATCATCATGGTAATTTAGAGAAGGTCCTCCATCATTTATATTTCGTTTATTTGTTCTTTTTAAACCGTTATATAAACCTTTAATTGCCCCTAAGCCCATAATGGCTATTCCTACAATTATATAGGATTGTGCTTTATTATTAGGATATTTATACATTTAATTTTTTAATATAATATTAAAACATATAATATATTTATTTATGTTTTATACCGACAATTAATCTATAAGTTTAGATACAGTAAATAGTTATATTAAAAGTGAAATTTTAATTTTAATATAAATATTAATATTTAGTTATATAAAAAGTTAAATTTATATATATAAATTTTAAAAAATGTTTGATATACATTTTAAACCGTATAATAATAATGATGAATTAAATGAATTGCAAAAAATAAGATTAAATTTTTATAAATTAATATTTAATCAAGAAACAAAATTATCAAAATGTTATTCTGTTTTTATTACAATTATTATTTTAATTGCTATTACAAGTTCTTGTTTAGAAACATTAAAAGCATATAAAAATTTTATGATTTGGAATATTATAGAATTTGCATGTTGTTTAATATTTATAATAGAATATATGACAAAAATAATTGTTATAACTAATAAATATAAATATATGAGAACTTTTTGTCATTTTATTGATTTAGTTTCAATTATTCCGATTTTTTTTGCATTTCAAAAAAAAAATGATACTTCAAATATTATTAGTTTTTTCAAAGTATTAAAATTAATTCGAATTATCAAAGTATTATCTATTAATAAATTATTTAATATTTATTGTAAATTAATAATTAAAACCATGTTAAAAAGTGTACATGGTTTAAAATTAATGATTGTTTTTATTGTAATAGTAATGATATTTGCATCATCTTTATTATATGAGATAGAAAAAGGTATTCGTAATGATGGAACTGAACCTTATACAAGTATACCAGCAACATTCTATTGGTCGATTGTTACTATGACAACTGTTGGATATGGCGATATATATCCAATAACTGATTTAGGAAGATTTTTTGCTAGTTTAACAATGATTATGGGTATTTTAATAATAGCATTACCAATTACTATTATTAGTTCAAATTTTTCTCAAACTTGGAATGAATTTGAAAATCGTGGTTTAATCAAGGTAAAAAATAATAATTTGAAAATTCCAGAAAAATTTTCATCTGATAATATTAAATTATTAATAATAAATTATTGTATAAATATAACAAATTTAAATCAATTAACAGAAATTGAAAAAACATTAATTCAGTTATTACAAAAACAAATAACTGATAATATTGATTTAATTTCGAAAATTAAATTTACTTATATTTCAAATGAAAGTGAAATAGAAACTATAATCAATAATGATGAAGAAATAGTTTAAAAATAGATTTTTTATAATTATTATATTATATACAATATAATTAGCAATGAATGTTCAAAAATCTATTCAAACATCAGTTCAAGATATAGAAGAATTAGAAGAAAAATTACTAAAATGTCAAAAAAATTTAAAAAATATCAATAAAGAGATAGAAATATTATTATCAGAACATAAAGATAAATTTTCCGATAAAGAAGAAAAGAAAGAAAAGAAAGAAAAAAAATCTACAAAAAAACGTAGCAAAAAGTCAAAGTCAAAATAACTATTTAAGTAAATAGAATAAGATAATACAAAATCAATATCAATATCAATATCAATATCAATATCAATATCAATAT